CGCGAGTTTTGGGATATCGAAGCCCAAATGCGGACGTCGCGCTCTATCGACACAGACTTGATGTTTGAACCACGCAGTGGTCCATTCTCAGAGTCACTAAAGTCGGGCGACTTGCCTGTGCTGAAGCGACTTGTAGTCTGTTTGGATAAGGTTTCCAGAAGGCTCGCGCCTAACGGACTCCTAAAAGTCGAAGAGCTAATACCCGGACATGGTCCTGGTGCCGTTTCCGACTTACCCTACGAGGAGAAGGATAAGTACACCTTCCCTTCATATCCTGCAGTCGTGCAGGAGTCCTTTCCCGAGTCTTACTTTTGCTCGGTTAACTATAGGACATGGGTATATGATGTGGCCGCTGGTTTGCGGTCAGGTCGGGTCAATCGAAAGTATAAGCCGGCTGCAAACTTAATCGCAGTGGCTAAGACGATCGAGAAGCCCCGACTCATTGCGTCAGAACCGGTGGTTGGGCAATACCTGCAACAGGCATTGCTCAAGTGGTTACGGGCGAACTTACACCCGATCCACAGCGTAATGGTCGCCTTTCGTGATCAGGAGCCATCCCGTGAAGCAGCTAGAAAAGCTTCAGAAGATGGTAAGAGTGCAACGATTGACCTTAGTTCGGCATCCGACCGGATGTCCCTTTGGGCGGTCGAATCACTCTTTCATGGAAGGCAGGATCTCTTGAGACTCCTTCTCACCTTGCGTAGCAACTGTGTCTACGACAAGCATGTGCTGAAGGGTACCCAGGAGATCCGGAAGTTTGCCCCTCAAGGCAACGCCACGACGTTCCCCGTGCAGACCTTACTGTACGCGAATGTAGCTCTCGCTGCATATCTTGTACAGAGGAACCTCGACAAGAGGTTCTGGTCTCTTTCTACACAGAGACTAAAGAGGGACGCACGTAAGATCAGGATCTTCGGAGACGACATGATTGTCCCCGGAGATGTAGTACCACTTATGAGCCTGCTCCTGGACCATCTCGGTCTAAGGATAAACTCAAAGAAGACCCACGTGAGTGGATTCTTCCGAGAGAGCTGTGGGATGGATGCTTACCGTGGCTTCGATGTCACGCCAGCATACATTTCGCACGAGGCTCCGCGCTCCGAGAAAGGGCTCTCAGCTTGGGTAGAAATATCCAATAATTGCCACGTGAGGGGCCATTGGCACCTTGCAGCTTGGATGGCGGATCAAGTACCGGCTAAGATAGCGGTGCTTGTTCCTATTTCAAGTGAGAGTCTCGGAGTGACTGCGCTCAAGACGTTTTCTCGCGGCACATGTTCCCATATCCGGATGAGGTACTCTAAGAGCCTCTACCGGTGGGAAGTTAAAGGACTAACCCAGTCCGTTAACGCCGAGGTCAACAAGCGCAAAGGCCATCTTGACCTCCTCCAATACTTTCTGGAGGAGCCCAGCATACTTACTCGCTGGGAGGCTGGTCAAGAGGTGGTATGCAAGCCTTACGTTAAGGTTGCATGGGTAGACGCGAGGGTCGAGAGACCTGAGGCTCAATAGCAAGAGC